GGGCATGCTCATCACTGCGTTTGTTGACCTTCTTCATCTGTGCGGTGAAAGTAGCCAACGCGGTCGAAGTTGGAACGCTAAGAATAGGGTCTTCAAACCACGCATAAACAATGATGCCCAAACTAGTTGGAGTGGCATTATTTATCATTTCGAGAGCGTTCATCTCTTCCAAAACAATTACACCAAGCTTGGAACCACTAGCATTCGTCAAGTCCATATAGGGATAGACATTAACGTAGGGAATGGTGAATTCAGCGATGGTTGACACAGCAGGATCCAGACAAATTCGTTGTAGCTGCGATCGCGCAGTCATGTCGTTTCCTGCCGTAACTGAATAAACCGTTCCCAACAATGGTTCGTAGGAAACCATTATGGAACCGTAATGGAATGGTGTCCCATCGACGGAAACTCGCACCTTCAAGTTCGCTCTGAAGCGAGACCATCCAGTAAGCTTGGTCCTAAGGAACACATTATTCAACAACGCAGCCCATGGATCCAACTTCACTAAAGTGAAAGAAGGACCCCAAGTATACGAGGCAATGTTGTAAGGCCGCGCCAAAACCTCTTGCAATTCTCCCCCGGTGACCTTAGAAGTCCACACCATTGAAGGCACGGAATTAGAATCACTCGGCGTCTCTGTGGTAGTAAGCAAACTACCCGGCATTGTATTAGCGGTGCCCCCCGCTGTATCTTTCAAAATCTCAGTCATTTAGATTTTTGGTTTGGCTCCATCCCATCCATTCTGCAGTAGGTGCCCTCACTGTAGAAATCATCTTTCATCCTTGCCCACATCTCATCATATGAGGGCAGTCTCTGAACTTCTAACACGTCAAGGATTTTTCCAAGTTCTTCGGAAAATTCCTCATACACCGCCTTACCCTGCTGGGCCAACTCATACCCACAAGTGCGGACGACTTCGACGAGGTGAGCGTCGATTGTTATGTCTGAACTAGAGTCATAAAAACACAACATCTTCTTTATAGATTCCATCGGCAACGGAGCACGACAAACTTGCAGATCGTCATCATACACGAAGTGGCGTTTAAGAAACATGACTTCATGTGGTTGCAAGAAATCAGGAAAGACCAAACGCTTGTAGGCATCAGTGTAGGTAATACCATATCGCGCAAGAAACAAAGCAATGGAGTTCTGATTGTACCAATCAAAATCAGAATGCATCAAATGATCATCACCGACCACAACTTTCGGAAGAGAGTTGTAAGCTTCCATGGTGTGTCCGTATTCAATACCAAGCGAATGGAAAGTGAAACCCAAATCCGTCAAATTGACCGAATCATTTCGCTCAAACGTCTTGCGGCACCCAGACGGCCCAACACCAGGACTCCGTACCAGATCACCATTAACATTGATAATAGCATTGGCCTCCATATCGTTTAAG